CCTGTCGTTTTTACTTGAGGGGGCAGCGGCGCGAAACTTTGACCCGAGGAACAGACAGAACGACGATGGAAACACATCAAAGAGACGAAGCGATTCGGCTTCTGCTCGAACAGCAGCAAAGCATTTCGATTCAGCTTGAACAGTTGGGACTTGGCCCCAGCCAATCCCAGAAACAAGAGAAGTGCGCGCCTGACGGCGGGCCAATCAGCAACAGTCACCGAGTCATGCAAGCAAACAAACTCGACACCATGATGGTGAAGCACAAAGAAACCGGCGCGGATATGTTGATCAACGCGACCGACTTTGATGCAGCCATTCACGAATCTTCTGAGCCGAAGCAAGAAGCCAAGTCGCGCAAGTCGCGCAAGGCCAAGCCCGCGCCCGAGCCGGTGCAGGCATCTTCGCTGACGAAGCAAGAACTGCTGACGATGACTGTGGCGAACCTGCACACACAGCCCGAGTTGATCAACGTGGCTCCCGGCGACATTCCTGACAAGAAAGCTGATTTGGTTGACTTGATCATCGAACGTCGAGGCCAGTAGCAATGTCGAGCCCGGTCAACGCAACCGCGAAGAGCCCAACCGCCAACAGCTATCTGACGGTAGCTGAGGCGGATCGCATTATGCGGAAGAGGCTTTACACGACGGCGTGGACCAACGCGAGCACCGCTGCGGATGCTGACGGCTTCTTGGTCAACAACGGCAGCGGCCACTCGATCGGAGATTCGTCGGTCGTGGTTGACACGGGCACGGGCACGTTCCCGGCCAACTGCGTGATCAAGTTCGCCGGGCACGACACGGAATACACCGTTCAGAGCGCTCAGACGGGCGCTGGCACGCTTTCGATCTCCCCGGCACTCACGGCAGCGGTGGCAGACGATGAGGCTGTACAGCGCGAGACAGCCAACGAGAAAGAGCAGGCGTTGATGTGGGCGACTCAGATCCTTGACACCATGATGACGTGGTATGGATCAAAGCGAACCCGCGAGCAGGCGTTGTGGTATCCAGCGACGGGCGTTCTTGACGAGAACGGCAATCACTACGACTTCGACACTGTGCCGGAGTTGTTGAAGATTGGCACGGTTGAACAGGCGATGCGCTGCTTGACCAGTGACGTGTTCAAGCAGCCAAGCGCTCTTGGTCAGGGCGTGAGTGAAGTTGAGCTTGGTCCGCTCAAAGCAAAGATCGACGACCAGCAACAGCAAGAAGTGATCTCGGGCAACATTCTCAGTCTCATCTCGACACTGGGTGTTCTGGAGCCCGAAGCAAAGAAGGGCTCGAAGGTGGTCGCGCTCCGCAGAGTATGATACGCCATGAGTGACTTCAGCGCGGTTCCCGGCAGCAACGAACAAGTCTTTCTCGACTTCCGTGGAACGACATACCGCGTGCTGTCGGTCAAGCCTTACGATGCGGGCGCGTTCACATCCACGCTGGCACCAATCGCGCAGACCCTCATCGGCGTCTTCCAAGCGACCGAGTCTCGCGTCAGTAAGGTCGCCCGAGTTTACAACCCAGCGACAGACACCGAAACTTCTCAAACAATCAGCGAGAAGAACATCAGGGTCACGCCGCCGGTCCCGTACACGGTGCGCGAAGTTGATGGGTCTTCTGTCTTGGCGACGGACTTCAAAGTCTTCGCAGCGGCTCGCGACCTTGATGCCGACAGTCCTGAGACCCTCTTCGAGTTTCAAGTTCGCCGATGACTACGTTCTCCGAAGACATCTCTGCATGGATTCAGAAGACCCAGTTGTCCGCGGACACGGTGCTTCGCAAGTTGGCGTTCGATGCAGTTGCGGGCATCATCGGCAGATCACCTGTTGACACTGGGCGCTTTCGGGCGTCTCACCGCGTAAGCGTCAACACCGTGGACACGTCGGTTGAGCCTAAGCGAGAGAACGCAAGCAGCGCCGCCGGGTCACCGCGCCCCGTGTCTCAATCGGACACAAGCCGGATTCAAGGCAAGCTGAGCAGAGCCAAGTTCGGTGACACGATCCACATCACCAATTCTTTGCCATATGCGAAGCCGCTAGAAGACGGCTCATCGGCGCAGAACAACAATCAACCTGACGGCATCTACGGCGCGACGTTCGCTGAGTTGGCGGCGAAACTTGACAGCGTCTTGCGGTCTTCGAGGCGAAGCTAATGTATGACGAAGTCGAGCTTAGGAAGGCGCTGCGTGCCCGTCTTCAAACAGCTTCGGGGCTGCCGTCCAGCAGCAACTTTGCTTGGGAGAACCGAGTCTTCGTGCCTCCGTCGCATGACTCGACTGCCCCGGTTGACGCTGTAGTCTGGCTGCGCGAGAACTTGCGGACTTTATCAGAGAGCAAGTCGTCGAACGGTTTCGTGGAGACGATCGGTGAATACTTGATCTCAGTCTTTACTGCAAAGGGCCGCGGCACTAATGCGGCGGACACTCTGGTCAAGTCGATCGCTACGCAGTTTGCACCCGGCCAGTCGTTGACGGGAACTGATATTGCGATAGCTTTAGAGCGCACTTCCCGGTCGGAATACCGAGCATCAGACGAGCACCCCGCCTGGGTTTTCAAAGTGGTCACCGTGCGATGGCGAGTGTTCACCCCTTCAACGACGAACTGATATAGACAGGAGAAACAGCAATGGTCGCAAGTTCAGGAACTTCGTTGGCGTCGGGAACTCGGGTGTCCCTTCGCTACGTACGCGAGCAAACCCGAAACACCACGCCAGCAGCACTATCGGCAGCGGTTGACAGCGTCGAAGCTGAAGCAACTTCAAGCGTCAGCGGCAGCGGCCACTCTGAGTTCAAGAGAGCTTCGGGCAGCTTCATCACTGACGGTTTCATCGTCGGGCAAACGGTGCGCTCGGCGGGCTTCACGAACGCTGCGAACAACGGTGACTTCGTCGTGACGAACGTGGCGGCGACGATCCTGACGGTTCGTGATGCCAGCGACGACATCGTTGATGAAGCAGGCGACGCAGGCAACACCGTTCGCATTATGCTCAAGACGCTCCGAGCCACGGGCCGGAACATCAACCTTGAGAAGAACGTGCTGGAAAGTCAGGAGGTCGATCCTGACGGCATGGAGACCGACAACCGCCACGGCTTCAACCGCGTGGTCGGCTCGCCTGGATTCCAACTGAGCCGCGCTGACTACGACGACTTCATCCAGTTCACGTTTGGTCGCGATTGGGAGAACGGTTTCGCGATGACTGGTAGCCCGAACCTTGCTTCGAACCACACCAACAAGACGTTCACGCGCAGCGCGGGCAGCTTCATCACTGACGGCTTCCGCGTCGGCGACATTGTCGATGTCACTGGCTTCTCAGGCGGTGATGTTGGCATGAACTCGCGATACCGCGTCACTGCTGTCACTGCGACTGTGATGACGGTGCTTGACCCGAGTAGCTTGATGACCACAGTGACCGCTGCCAGCGGTCGCCAGATCACGCTTCCCGGCAAGCGGATTGACCTTGGCACCGAGATGCAGACGTTCTTGATCGAGCGGCTGTTCTCCGACGTGACGCAGCACCAATTGTTCAACGGTTGCGCTGTTGACCAGTTCAGCCTGAGTCGATCATCAACGGCACGTTCAACATCCTGGGCATGTCTGCCGCTGCGATGTCGGCTTCTCCGGTGACTTCGGTTGCTGCACTTGCGGCGACCTCGAACAGCCCGTTCGCAGCATTTGACGGCCAGATCTTTGAAGGCGGTGCAGCCACGGCGGTCGCGACTTCGGTCTCGTTCTCGCTTGCACGCAACCGCTCGTTGAACCCGGTGGTCGGCTCGAAGACCTCGCCGGATGTCTTCGAGGGCACGGCGCGAATCAGCGGCACTCTGTCGGCGTTCTTTGAAAACGCCACGCTGTTCAACAAGTTCGTCAACGAAACGGAGTCCACGTTGTTTTTCCGTTTCGACGACTCTGGGGACGCAACCCAGTTCATGAACATCGTGTTCCCGCGAGTGAAGTATAATGGTGGCTCGATGGACCCGCCGCAAGAAGGGCCGGTCCCGCTTGAGATGCCGTTCGTTGCTCTCAAGAAAACGGGCTTGGCCGTTCCGGGCGGAACGACGCGCTCAAGCAACATCACAATCCAAGTGACGAACGCATTGTGATACTGGGTGGCAGTGTGATACGCTGCCGCCAACGCGCTCGCCGAGCGTATAACCCGAGGAAGTAAACACGATGGATTTGAGCAAGTTTGATTCGACGCAAGCGTCGAACGTTGGAAAGTTCCTGCACCTATTGCACCCCGCTACTGGCGCAAAGCTGATGACGGACCCTGACGGGGACGCACAGCCTGAGCCGATTGGCTTTACCGTCAAGGGGCCAACGAGCACCGAGTTCAAGGGCCGTGAGAAGCGGCTCAAGCAGAAGAGGCTTGAGACGGTCAAGGTTGGCCGCGGTGGCAAGATCAAGGGGCTTCAAGGCTCTGAAGAGGACCAACGCGAACTCTACGCTGCCTGCGTGACGAGCTACATCAACTGCGTGCTCGACGGTAAGCCGATGCCGGAAGCCGCAGACGTTGCAACAACGGTGGGGCTCTTTGAGCGCATCCCGTCGTTCGAAGAGCAAGTCATCGAGTTCGTCGATGATGAAGCGAACTGGCTGGGGGAAAGCTAGACGAACTGCTTAGCTTCGTCCGTGGTCGCCTAGAGGCGGAAAGCTCGCCGAGTGACGTGACGGTCACCAAGGCATCAACTGGCGCACACCTGCGCCAGTTAGCCAAGACAAAGGGCCAAGACCCGGAGCAGTTCGTTGAATCGAAGATTGCCGACGAAGGGTATGAAACAGAGTGCCCGTTCGAGCTTGAATGGCACTGGCGGGCTTTCAGTGATCTGAACGCTCGCCGCGCCCTGGGCTTCAACAGTTTCGATCCTCTGACGTTTCAGGAGGTTGGCTGGTGGGCGAAACTTGCTAGGATTGAACTCACCCCGTTTGACGTTGATGTGATCATGGCGATCGACGATGTCTTTCTTGAGGTGAGTAATGGTAGACTTCGCGCAACTAGAGATCAGAA